TTCTCCTACGATTGAAGGTCTGCCAACAGGAGGTCTACCACCATTAGCAAAATTCATCATAGGTTGTACAGCCGAAGTGCCAACTGCGTGTCTATTTAACATATTTGCACTAGCTCCAACTCCCTGCTGACGCATACCGAGTGGATTACTACTCATTCCAAAACTAAATAGATTACTAAATAAACCTAAAAATCCTCTTTGTAACTGTGCAGCAGCTAATCTTGCAGCAGTATCTAAAAAATGATCTGCTATTCGACCTAACATATTTCTAAACGCATCTTGAACACTCATTGTTCCTTTTATTATTCCTTTAAACGATTCCTCAAAACCAGTTCTTATTGATGTGCTTAAATCTAAAACTGCTCTCATTGGATTAAGTAATTCTCTAATTTCTTCAGCAGGTGCATTAAATTCTGATAAGAACTGCATTTGTTCATTTATCTTAATTTGAGTTTCTAATAATTTCAAAGCCGAACTATTTGTATTTTCAAATTCACTTCCAAGTGCAATTCTTTTCATATTGGCAAATTCTTTCTGAAGATCTTTTGTAGCTCTAAATTCTTTTGGTATATCTAAAATTTTAATTTTATCTATTTCTCCTTCAACAAATGCTTTTTTTCTTTGTTCAAATATTATCCTCTCTAATTTTGCTTGTGTTTCTAATGATCCTTTTGTAGCTAGTGTCTGTAATAAATCCTGTCTTTGAGTTTCACTAATTTGCTCTCTAATACCTTCTATTTTACCTAATACAGCTTCAGTAGTTCTAAGACCAGATAACGTATCAAAAACTTCTCTTGAACCAAAAGCACTTAATAACACATCAGCTTGTCCAGCACCAAAAGTTTTAAATGTAGTTGCTAATTTTATAGCCTCATCATTAGTAATTTTAAATTCTTTTGCTAATTCTTTTATCTGTTTTCTTGAGAATGTTGAAGCAATACCCATGCTCTCTAACTCTAAATTTACTTTATTTAGCTCTTTTCTAAAAGCAATAGTTTTTTCAATCTGAGCAGCAGCAGCAGTAGCAAGAATAGAAGCTGCAAAACCTCCTCCTGGTGCTAATGCTCCACCAATACCACCAGCAACACCACCCATTACAGAACTAAGTCCACCAGCACCAAACAATGCAGGAAAACCTCCACCAATCATGGCACTACCAGCAGCACCTTTTAATCTCCCTGTCATTCCACCTGGCATTGCAAATAAACCTTGTGGATTAGCATTGCGACCAAAACCTAAATTAGTTGCAGAGAATCTTCCTGGTCTATTTATCGGACTTGTTGTACCTCCTGCTGGTGGTAACAATCCAAATGCACTTTGTTGAGTTAAAATGTTTGCTGTTTTATTTGAAGATTTTTGTATATTCTTAACAGCTTTTTCTATTGGTTTACTTTTTATTTCAAATGTTCCACTAGATTGACCTGCTGCTGGCAATCTCATATTTGGAGGAACTAATGTATTTTTACCAAGAGCATCAATCTGTTCTCTAGTAACAAAAGCAGTAGAAGCTGTCATAGGCTTTGCTGCCCTTGACGCTTGCATTTGTATTGTTGCGTTTATTTTTAATTGTTCTCCTATTGCTTTACTAACTTGCAAAAATTCTTTTGATCCTGCAATAGTCATCTCTTGCATACGCTTGAGCATTGACATTGCTTCATTTCCTGCCATTATTGTGCGAGGAAATCCTTGTATTTCTTTTATTCTTGCAGTAACACTTCCAATAGTAAGACTTGGATCTGCTCCGCTTGCTCTAGCAAAAGCAGCAGCTTCCATTCTAATTTTTTTAAAATTACCAGCTAATAAAGCAGTAGCACCTCTTGTTCTCTCTGACGCACTTGTAGCCGAATCAAATGCTTTTCGTACAGAACTTAATTCATCTCTTACTTTGCCAATAGAATTTGCAAATTGAGAACCTTTACCTCCATCAAAAAAAGCATTTATTTTTCCTCTACCTTTTTCTATTTCTGCATTTAACTTTTCAAGTCGTTTTTGTGCTGCATCTGTTTTTATATTTATCTTTAATTTATTTAAATTACCAAATGTTTTTTCTACCTGTTTTGCAAGCTGATGTAATTTTTTTACATTTTGTTCGCCACGACTCGTATTTATGACAAGATCAATCGTTTTAATTGCCATTTCGACCTATTAGCAAAACATATATTCTATTCTACCTTGATTTGGGTATAACGCTTCTTCTATGTTGTATTTTTTGGTCATCTTGTTTTTGCTGTTCATATTTTATTTCATAAAAAGCAGCCCAACCTATCATTTCTTCAACAGTTAATTTATTACATAATTCACTAACAGTAAGTTTCAACTCATTTGCTAATGAGTATATAAACATCCAATCTCCGTTAGCTTTTTAAATCGGCTTTTGCCTGATCTACCTCCTTCTCAGATCCAGATTCAAGCATAGCTAACTGTATCTCCTGTAAAGTATTTGCATTTACTTCTCTTCGTAAAGAAGCCTTATCGCCATCTTGAAATAATCTTTGTTCAGATTTATCTAATGCTTTTTCAATCATTAGTTGTAAAGCAAAATCATTTGCATCTTCAGTTCCACTTTTTTTCTGAATCATCTCACGTTCAGCAATAGTTAACGGATGCCAAAAGATTTCTAAAACAACTTCTCCATTTTCATCTTTGAGTTCATACTTATAAAGTTGGCTTACACCAAATTTATTTTTTAAAAGATCAACTGCTTTAGTCATGTCATTGTATAGCTATTAGAAGTATATCAGCTATTAGCAAAAAAAGCACAAGATACAATTCCTAAAAAATGTGAACGATCTTCAACTTCAACAGGGATAATTCCATTTATTTCCCCAACTCTAGGAGAACAAGAAAATGGATCTGAATAATCAGAAGCATTTATAGATGTTAGTCCATCTATTACAGCTTCTCCTAATGCAGACATTACAGATGAACCTTTACCTTTTGGAACATAAATATTACATTGGATTGCACCAGAATAATAATCTGATGCTGCACCTTGATTTTGTAAAGTTGATTGAGTAAAAGTGATCGAAGTTGTTATAAATTTTTTAGTTTTTCCAGGTGTTGTATAAGTTACGTTGTCATAAATCATAAGCACAGTATTATCTGCTGCTGCAACTGCATCAGTAATTGCTTTTTCAAAAGCTGCTCTTGCGTTAACTAAGCTCATAATTTTCTATATTTTGAACCTAAAGCTGGAGCACTTCTACCTGCTTGAACACCTTGATATAATACTTGACTATCAGCAACTCTTACATCTGGTTTTGTTTGACCAAATACAAAATCAACAACTTCACCTATAGTTTCCACATAAGTCATTATTGAACTATTTGGAGAACCTAATGCTTGTCTTGCATATTCAGCCCTGTTACCCACAAAAACTGTGTCTCCAAATTTGAATTTTTTATTAAGAGGATATCTAGGCTCAATAATTGGCGGTGTTTTAATACCATTATCTCTATCTTTTTTTACCTGTGTCCACGGAGAAGTTCTTTCTTCATCCGAATGAGGTCTATATGTATTTGCTTGCCAACTAGAAGCAAAAAATCCAGTATATTGAGGACTTTCTGAAGGTAAATCTGTAAGAATCCTATTTACTAAATTGTTTAACTGACTATTATATTCTCTTCTTGTAGATGCGATTGCACTACTTAAAGCGTTAGGATCTGATTTTGCCATTAGAACCTTGCAATAATTGTGAACAGATAAGTCTGTCCACCTTGTAATGTACTTATATTAACTATTTTTGCCACTCTAGTTGACCCTGCGTAAGTTAATGTAATCTCATCATCAAAATCAGGTTGACTATCTCCAATAAGATCAGGAGTAATATATGTTTTAAATTCTCTAGTTTCTTTTCCTAAATCTTCTTCCGATCTAATAAATTCTATTGGAACATTAATGCTATAGCTTGTATCAGTTGTTGTATATACACCTGTACTTGTGTTGTAACTGCCAGATGCTTTTTTTGTATAAGTGATAGAAGTATCAAGTGAACTTCCAAGAGTTGCTACAACATCTTTAGCAACACTTTTTAATAGTGAATCAAGTTGACCTGCCATTATCCTCTTACCACTCTAAGTTGGAAACTACCAGCACCACCAAGCAGATATGCTCCCAGATAACTTTGTAGCCACGGATAAACGTCAAGAATATTATTTACAGATCCAGTTCCCTGACTATCAGTATTATATTTAACCTGTATATCTCCTAGCTTTACCTCAGAAAAATTACCATCTTTACCAGTAGTTCCTGTAATAGCATCTGTATCATTTGCCAAT